TCACCTAAGTTGCACGCAATGGCCGTGACGTTCAGGCTCTCATTGCCGGTGGTGTCGACCGCTTTGATCAGAATCTGACCGGCTCCATAGGGAATCGTGACCAGATCCCAAGGCGAGACGGCCAGCAGGCCGGTGTGCAATTCCAGTGCATCGGACCAGGAACGACTGCCGCCCGGCTGCCAACGCACCCGGTAACCGGCGAGATCGATGTCGGCAACTGGCCCCCAGGTCAGGCGCTCGCCGTCCAGGCGCAGCCAAGGGACATCAGACGGTGGCGCAGTCTTGCCCACCACCTGCACGGTCCCCTGGCTCCAGGCTCCGCGCACGCCGATGGAGTTGATCGCGCGAATGCGCACGTTGTAACTGGCACTGTCTTGCACAGGCGACACCCAGGCCACGCCCAACTCGGCAGCCACGATATCCACCGGCGACCATCCCAGATCGGTTGTCGCTTTGGATTGAACCTCCACCTGACCCTTTTGGGCGTAGACCTCGGTAGGTGCGGTCCAGCCCACCCGGATGCGAGAAATGACAGAGCCATCAGCCAGTCGCAGCAACTCTGACGTGCCGGAGGTCAGCGTGAGACCCGACACGGCAGGTACGCTGAACGGGTCTGGCAAATTGGACTGCGCGATGACGGCGGCAGGCGACAAGACCGCTTGCGTGTAAACACTGGCGCTGTATTCACGGGCAACGACATAGACCTCGTCGTTGTCCTTGATCTCGATTTGCATGATTCGAAACAACTTGGCCGACCAACCCGGCGTTGAATGCGTGATCGGCACCACGTCCCCAACCTCGCAGCGCAAGCCTTCCTGAAAAGCAGAGAACTTCACCACCAAACCGTAGCGGCTTTGGTTAAGGGTCAACTGACCGATGTTTTGCGCCCGGTAGCTGTTGGCTGTGAAAGGCAAATCAATCTTGGCTTCCAGAATCAGACCGTTGTCGGTTGCACGCAAAGCGGTGGACTCAACCATCGCCAGGTCGGGCTGCCACTTCTTGGCCGGGTTATAGAACCCTGCGGTGACCCGGTTGTACTTGGCGCGTTTACCGGCCTGGCTGATGACCCAGGAGCCGGTGATGTTGCTCTCGGTGAACCCAAAGATCGAGGCTGTGGTGGCTACGTCAAGCACCAACCGGTACTTGCCGCCGCTAAACACCAGCATGCCCCGACACGCGGTAAGCAATGCGCGCACGTTGTCATACGCGGTCTGGCTCGTGTCGATCGTGCCGTCGCATGCGTAAGCCGCATAGTTCACCTGGGCGAGCGTGTGCTGGCCAGAGCCTGCTGATGTCAGATCGATCGCGGTCCCTGCAAAGGCATTGGCCAGTGTGGTGGCCAGTTGGTAGCTGGTGTCAGTGACCTTGATGGCGTAGTAGGTTGTTCCCGCCACCAGCGGAGTGGGCACGGTGGTTGTGCTGCTCACCTTGACACCGTCCCCGGTGTCGATAGGGATCGGCTGGGAGAAAGTCAGCGCTTCAGTGGAAGTGCTGACGGTAAAGATGTCAGAGAAACTTGGAGCTGTGATCCGAATATCGCAGGCGTTCGCAGCTGCTGCAATGCTCGTGTCATCGATTGCGCTGGACGCAATACCGCGTCCGTAAATAGTGTTGCTCAGGTAGTCCCGCAGGACGAGTGCCGGATTGTTGGAATACCGGGTCTGACCATCGCGTGGGTCGTACAAAGTTCTGCCGCGCACGTCGGCGGTGATTGTGGGCAGACCGGAGAAAGCGTTGCGGTCGTATTTGAGCTTGACGTACAGGTAGGCGCAGTTGGAAAGTTTGCAGGCGCTGGTCCACTTGGGCACATCAGCGGTGAGCGCTGCATCGGCTGCTTCACCAGGCGTTCCCAGATGCTTGGTGACAGTAAGCAGCCCGGTGAACTTGGCGTCCGTAGAAAGCACATCGTCCAAATACACGTTATCAATCGCGGTCACTGGCCCTTCTGAGAGCACCAGCACCAGATGCAGGTATTCGTTGCTGCTGCCGGAGACCTCAATGAACACGCGTGTGCCACCCACCCGGCGGCGACCGTAGATCACAGGAATGGGGTCGACATTGCTCTGGGAGTTAATCAGGATGCCTTGCGCCTGGGCCGAGGACAGCGCCGACTGGGCGCTTGAGGGCGAGTTCGAACCGATCAGTGACTGCACCGCAAGATTGGCAACACCCCCAGCCACAAGGCCAGTCGCGCCACCGATGAAGCTGGCGGTGGCAAGCGACGCGCCAAGAACGTCAGCCGCTGCAGCCGTGATGCCAGACTCAATGACCATGCCAAGTACGGCATCAGCCACCACCGCACCCACGGCCTCAGACACCACCGAACCAACGATGGCTCCTATGACGATGCCTGCCATTACCCGACTTCCCTATCCCGAACTACCTTGGCGTACATACGCTCAACGTCCTGGTAGCCCAGGTGTTCGAGCAGGCGACCGAAGTCTTTGGTCTGTTTGACGTGGTAATAAATCTTTTGCACGCCCTGGGCATTGAGGCCCATCTCGGCAAAGCGCAGCAGCTTCAGAACGACACGCCCGGCCCGCACCTCGGGTACGGCATACACGGCGCTGTTGGCGGCGACCAGTGCGTCCTGGTAATGGATGTGGGTCTGCACGATGAATGCGGCGTAGCCCACGATCACACCATCGCGTTTGGCGATGAAGGTGGCAAGTTTCCCGGCAGCATCCAGTTCGCCGTAGCGAGCCCAGTCGACGTTCAGACGATCGAGATCCTTCTGGCCGACTTCCTCGTACTCGCGTTCGGCCAATGCTTGAAGTTCTTTCGTAGCCATGCCGATGGGGATGCGCGCATACGTGTAGCTCAAAGAGACCCCCACTTGATTTCACGGTTGATGTTGGTCACGAACTGAAACCCCCGGTCACCCGGAAACCAGATCTGCTCTTCCGGGTCATTGGTGTGCCTGCCCGGCGTGCGTTGGAAATCCACCCACTGCGAGCTGGCAGTCACCGCGATCGTGCAGGTGCCGTTGTTCGGATCGTCGGAAATTTCCATGCTGTCGATCCGACCATCGAACACCAGCAAAGGGTTGCTGATGATGGCCAGGCGGTAGTCCAGAAATCCCTTGTAGATGGCAATTCGCCGGTCGATGTAGGGTTTAGACAGCGCAATCGAGATCCAGGTCTGATCCACTGCCGAGACTTGCACCGTGACATTGGGGATGCTCATGTCGCTGGTCTCTGACAGACCGGAGAACCCGAGAAAGTGACCGTTGGCCGTATAGGTGTTGGTGCTCCACAGCACGTTGATCCAGGCGTCCGTCATGCGGATGGTGCCGTCGTCAAACCAGGCCTCAACCAAATAGACGGGCTGGTTGCTGGACTTGAGGATCTCGGCGATGAACTCTGAACTTGCTCCACGATCCATAAAAATTGACCTTAAAAGGCCTCCACCAACTGCAAGCTGAAGTTGTAAATCGACCCCGGAGCCACGGCAGATTCCATCGTGTCCGTGCCCAAAGCCAGCGTGAACGGCACGTTTCGCACAGTAATCACAGCGCCATCGGCAGGAACAGCCAGTAACGCAGGCTCAATCGCAACGGTAGCCAGGCCAAAGGCATCGGCATTCACATCAGCGGTGACCATATAGACCTTGGTCTGGCCTGAGATGCCAAGGAAGTCACCCGCTTTGAGGGCACCAGTAAGTCCTGCCGTCCAGCCGCGCGTCGACAGACTTCTGCCTTGTTGGTTGGCCCCGTTGATCTGCGGCGTGCCGGTGGCCACGCCTTGAGGCAGTTTGTGCGCAGGCAGCACAGCGGTAAAGCTGTCCCACTGGCCGCGCTGGGCGACAACAAAGGCCTGAATCGGTGCAAATTGCGCACGGGTCAAGCCCACCCAATCAGCAGTGATCACCCAACGCTGAGCGCCATTGGTGCGCACACTGCGGCGCAGGTTGTGCGAGATCGACACGCGCGTGGGTTGATAGGACTGAATCTTGATGGCGCTGGGCGCGGGGGTTAATGGGAAGGTGCCGCTCATGACTTAGCCCGTGATCCCATAGCGTCCGCGCATGTTGAGCGCCTGGTTCACGATACCCACCACCACTGCCTTGTTTTGCACCATAGCGGACTGGAAGCTGCGCGCATCCATGGCCCGCACCGAGAAATTGATGTTGATTGGCGCTTGGGCTGTGGCCGTGCTGCTGTCGCTGCTGCCGGGCGATGATGTTGTGCCAGCCGACTTCCCGTTGGGGACGATCGTTCCCGCGCCGTTGGGCACAAACCATTCCGGGCCTTGCTCGCCCACGATGTAGGGCTGACCTCCAGCGACCGGGCCGCCATCGGCCTTGAACAGGCCCGACAGAAAGTTCCCGGCACTGCTGAACATTCCTGATAGCGACATGCCGCTGGTAGCTTGTGCCAGTGGTTTCATGATGCTGTTTTGAATCTGGATGCGAATCAGGTCCGCGATGATGGAATTGGTCAAGCTCTTGAAATCGAGCTTGCCGGTCTGCACAAAGCTCACCAGCGCATCTTCCATGCCTTTGAATGCATTCGTAAATAGCCGCTCGGACTGGGCAGCCGCGTTGGTGACGGTGTCAATGTAGTTGTTGAGTGCCTTGGTGACGCCCGTCTCCCACGAACGCTCAGCCTCCCAACGGGCTTCAATCGCTTTGACCATGACTGCTGTGGACTTGACAGCCTCATCACGCAGGCGCTGTTGGGTGTCTGCCGTCAGTTTGATGCCGCTTTGCTCGGCATCCCAGATCTGCTGCTCAACGGCGAGGAAGTTCTTGCGCTTGACGTTGGCAATTTCCTGCGCTTGGGCGTTCATGCCAATCAGGTCGGTCTGGAAGATGTACTGCTCGTTGGCCTGCTCCAGGCTGTGGGTGAAGGCATTGATGCGCTTGGTCTCATCGAACTTCTGCTGCGCATCGAATCGATCATTCACCGCCTGCACCAGAGTGGCCGTGGACTTGGTCGCCTCGGTGCGCAATCTCTGCTGCGCATCGGTGGACAACTTCGAGCCG